GGTTTTTTTGACGAATGGATCAGCAAAATCAGAGCAGTGGTTGATTAACTTAATAAAGGAGGTTATCCATGGGTGTATTAGAAGATATAGCCAGACAAAAAGCTGCCTTGAAAGAAGCCAATTCTTGGGATTCTCCCCAAGCAGCCAAAATCCCCAGTAACGTAACTGGCAGTCCTCCACCCAAACCGGTGGCGAACATGGCCGCAGATGCCGCTCAACGAGCAGCCGACAATGCGTTGAAGAAAATGGGACAATAAAAATACTTGTTTACATTGCTTATTAATGTAATAAGTATTCTTATATGATATATTACTGCAACAAAACATTTTGCCAGCAAACGACGAATACCTTAACCGGCCCGTCGATTTCTCTGTTTTATCTGTGATAATACCACTGGCAAGGCTATCACAGGCGAATATCGAGTAACCCTCGACTCGCATTTACCTTTAACCCAAAAGGAACCTTTATGCCTCAACAAAATGTAGCCAAGATGTCAAAAGATGCTGATGAACTGCATCGGAAGTTTTATCCGGAACAGTATGGCGATCCTCCTTTGGATTTAGATCCCGAGGACATCCCCGCCGAGCCGGAAAAAAACATCGAAGCAACGCCCACTGAGCCTGAATCTTCAGCGGCTTCAACCACCCCAGCTCCTCCAGAAGGAACACCGGAGGTCGTTGAACCCGCTTCAGAAGCAGCCGCACCCGCAGAAACACCCTCGAAGGAACCCGCTCCCGAACCTTGGGAATCACGGTACCGAACCCTCCAGGGCAAATACGATGCTGAAGTGCCAAGACTTTTTGCTGAAATTAATGCCTTAAAGAAACAATTGGCCCAGCCAGTTTCTGCTCCGGCCCCAGCGCCCGTCATTCCTCCATCTCCCGCAGGCCCCTTAGACATTAAGGCTATCCTGGCCGGGGACAAAGATCTGGAGCAACAATTAGCCACTTTCAGTGAAGACTACCCTGATGTCAGTGGACTATTGGTCAAACTTACCGAACGAGCTGCTTCGGTAAACGCCCAAAGAATGAATGAGGCGATCAACGCCCAGGTCCAAACGGCGCAAACAGTTCAAGAGATGCAAGCCGAAAGCCGCAACCAACATTATTGGGATATTGTTAACCGAGAGCTCCCCGACTGGCAGGAGACCCGCAACGACCCGGACTTTGCAATCTGGCTCGGAGAAGTGGACCCTTACACCGGTATTACCAGGGGAGAATTAACCCAGGACGCAATCACTAAAAACGATGCTCACCGGGTAGTCAATATCTACAAAGGCTTCCGGGCTTCCAAGTCAACGGATCAGCACAGAACCACCAGCAATCAATCCACAGCTAACCCGGCAGCGGCTTTAGTGGCTCCGCCCAGCGGTTCCCGCAGCGCTCCGACCTTAGCTACCCAAAATAAAGAAACCCCTATTACCTCAGCCTACATCAAACAATTCTACAACGATGCTGCTAAAGGTAAGTATCGTGCGAATGAGAAAGAATTTAATATCATTGAAACACGTATTAACAGAGCAGTAGCGGAGGGAAAAGTCAGCTAGGCTGTACAAGGAGAATGTATTATGGCTTATCCCGTAGCAGCCGGACATCCGGATTATACCAGAGCTGGAGCAAGTAAATTTATTCCCGAAATTTGGTCGGGCAAATTGCTTTAAAATCAACTACTTACGTGAAGTAGCCGGAGCAAGTAAAATCAGTTCTAAATAACAAGAAAACCAAGCAAGACTTGGCAACTTGATCGAAGGGCATTAGCTTAGGAACATGAGCAAAACGACTCTAACGCTAAGCGATAAATACACAGCAGGATTAACTGACTCTGACGGAAGTATTAATTTACAATTTAAAAAACTTCCTAATGATTGGTTAGCTCGTCCAACACTTGTGTTAGTTTGGGCTCAAAGGACAGATAATGATACTGTTCTTTATCAACTACAAAATAGTGTTGGAGGGACTATCAAGATTAAACATATAGGATCAGGTGATTATACTCATTTGACTCTATGCGGCAAAAAAGCCAGAGTTTGTCTTGAAAGAATCTTGCCTTATTTGGTTATCAAAAAGGACTTTGCACAATTTTGTTTAGATAGAATGAAATTAGTTTGGGACGGTAAAGATTCTTCTAAGAAAGAATATTTAACTGCTCGTCAAACATGCAGTCCTTATCCAAACTTTCCTGCGAGAAAATGGTTAGCTGGTTATTTTGATGGTGATGGTTGTATATCATTTTCAAGATTTAATAAAAATGGATCAGCTAATTTAATTGCTTGTATTGTTTGTTCGGATTATGATCGTGCTGGGATAGATATTATTCAAAAGAATTTTGGAGGACATATTTATCCAGTATCCGTTACCAGACCGCATCTTTTGCAGTGGAGACTTGCATTGCCACCGTCAAAAGTGATAGATTTTTTTGGATATTTTAATCAGCATAGTATCATTAAACGTAACCAAATAGATTTTATTTTGAGTCAAGCACGAACAGGACACTTCAGCGATGGAGCATACATTCGTCAAGAATTAAAACAACTCAAAGCGCCCACGAGCACTGACTAAACGAACTGACGGGGAAACCCGATGTCATAGTCGAAGGGATTAATCATTCCCTAGAAAAAATATTATGATTACACTATTCTTTCGAGTATCTGTAACACGGACTATGAGGGAGAAATTCGCAACCAAGGGGATACAGTTATTATCCGTGCGATCCCTACGATTACCATTAACGATTACGTAATCGGTCAAGCACTAAACTACGAACGCCCGGTATCTACCGCCCTGACGATGACTATCGCCAAAGGCAAGTATTGGGGTGTTGAAGTAGACGATGTAATTAAGGTTCAGGCTGATGTAGAACTACTCAGCAAATGGACCGACGACGCCGCTATGCAATTAAAGATCACCGTAGAGACCGGTTTCTTCTCTACCGTCTACGCTGATCCTCATGCCAAGAACCGTGGCAATACTGCCGGTGTGATCTCCGGGGCCTATGCTTTGGGTGTAACTGGGACCCCTATCCAGATCACTAAAGTCAACGTCCTGGACTACCTGATCGACGCCGGATCTGTTCTTGACGAGCAGAATGTTCCTGAAACCGGGCGATGGTTTGTTATCCCCACCTGGATGGCCGGCATGATCAAGAAGTCCGACCTTAAGGACGCCAGCCTGACCGGTGATGGAACCTCCCCCCTGCGTAATGGCCGTATCGGGCAAATCGACCGGTTTACCCTGTACTCCAGCAACCTGCTGAAACACGGTATTACCGGTGGCAAGGATGAATTCTACGCCATGTTCGGCACCAACGACGGTATCACTTTCGCATCTCAGCTAGTCAAAACCGAAACCCTTCGGGCGCAAAATGCGTTTGCTGATTTGGTTCGAGGCTTGAAGATCTACGATTACAAGACCATTAAGCCGGAAGCCATCGGAGCTCTTTGTTGCTATAAATAATCTTTTTATAGTATAATGTGATTACTAACCCTGGGGTACCCACTCCCCAGGGTCTTTAAGGAGAACAAAATATGGCTGCTCTTGTAGATTATACTGCCTTGACTGCGGCAACCGGCTGGACGGATACCTTTCCCGTTTGCGCCGCCACCCCGGTAGACGGCATTGCCAAAGATTTTTGGAGAAAGGTGCGGGTTGATTTTTCTTTGACCAATCTGACCGATGCGGATTGGGCTAAGATTATGGTTATCCCTGCCCATACATACGTTTTTGAAGTAATGACGGTCATTGTGACCCCGGAAGGCGGGGCTGCCGGTATCACTATCGGGGATGCCAGCGCCGATCACGACACCACGTGGGTTTCTACCCAGGCTGGCACTTCGGCTAATGTGGCTGCCATTACCTTGGTGGCTAACACCAATGGCGCTACCCGTGGAAAGTATTATCATACGGCTGGAGCTCTTTATATTTCCGGCACTTCCACCTTTGATACCCTGGTCATTGATGTTTATGCCCATTGTATGACCCTAGACCCGCTATAAGGAGGTGCTGAATGGCCGCCTTAGTTGATTATACTGCTTTAACGGAAGCTACCGGGTGGACAGACGCTTTTCCTGTGTGTGCCGCCACCCCGGTTGATGGCCTTAAGAAAGATTTCTGGCGGAAGGTTCGTCTGGACTTTGCGTTGACTAACTTAGCCACCGCTGATTGGGCTAAAATCATGGTCATTCCGGCCCATACCTATGTGCATGAAATTATGACGCATGTACTTCGGGTAGACGCTGGCGTGGTCGGTTTTGTCGTTGGAGATGCTGCTGCTGATGGTGATTTGACCTGGTTGGCCACCGCCGCTGGCGATGTGGTTGACATTGTTAAAATTACCTTGGTAGCGGATACCAATGGGGCTACTCGGGGAAAATATTATCACACTGCCGGTGCGCTTTATTTTTCGCCCAACGGTATTTGTGATACTCTGGCCATTGATATATATGTCCATTGCATGACCCTCGATCCCGCTTAATTATTAACCATTAACCCAGGGAGGGGAAGAAGGCCAACTCGCCCCTCCCTTTTAAGGAGAAAAGTAAATGGGTAGACGTGAAGAATTTACAGTCGGTCAATTGACCGTAACCGATGGCATTAAACTAGACCCCCGAGCTTCCATCCAGGGAGGCATTAACCCATCCGGCGCTCAGGATTATTTTGTGGATATTAACCGATCGGCCACTGGCGACGGGCTGTCCTGGTCCACGGCCTTTAAAACCATCGCTGAGGCTGTCACTGCCAGTAACGTTTCTATCGGCCTGACCGCTAACCGTTGGTGGGCCAGACGGAACAGAATCTTCGTCCAGGGCGATGAGGTGATTGAGGATCTGACTGTACTCCCCGAGAAAACAGACATCATCGGGGTGGGCACTGATTTGCTCCCTCGCCCCCGTCTGTACGGCCAGCATTCGTTTGTTTCCAAGGTAGGCGTCCGCTTCCAAAACATGGGGTTCTATAGCGGCACCGGCGACACCGGGGTCCTGATGACCTTCATTGCCGGAGCTCATGGATTGACCTTTGAGGGTTGTGAGTTCCTGGCTGGTGCGGCGGGGATGACTAAAGCCTTGTCCATTACCGATTGCGCCCAGGTCCGCATCAAGGATTGCGATTTTAAAGTAGGCGCTGGGTCCATGACTAACATCTTCGGGTTAGCTATTGAAATCGCCGGAACCACCTCGATCCATGATTTGATGATTATAGGCAACCGAATCACGGCCACTGCTGGCATCACCATTGCCAACGGCACCTTGATGGGCAGTTTAGTTGCTGATAACTACATCCGGGCCACCGCTCTGTGTCTGAACGATGCCTCTTCGGATGTTCAGGTTATCAATAACCGTTTCATCTCTGATGCGGCTGATGATGGGTCTGGTACTGGTGCTGGGGCTTTGGCTATCAAATGCGCTGTCCTGCTGGCTTGTGGAAACATGCTTGCTTCGTCAGACCATCGTAGCGCTCCTTTCCCCATTGAAGGCACCTTGTCATAGAGGCTGGCTGGGTAACATATTTTCATAGCAAAAGAGTAATCAGAGCTTTTGCCTGCTTTTTGCCTTTGCTGTTTGCCTTTTTTTTGGGCTTTGCTTTTTTTACTGTGCTTTTCTGCCTTTGTGTGCGAAGCACCAACAATCAACCCAGGAGACCATGTTGGTAACCTCACCGATATGGTCTCCTTACAAGGAAAATCTTATGTCTCATTCTTACGAACAAATAATCGCTGGAGAAATTGTTTTATCCGGAATCCCTTGTTCCACCGGGACCCAAAGTATCACAGTACTTTTGCGTGATGCTGCGTATAAAATTCTCCTGGCCACTGGAACCACTGTGCCTACGGACAATGACACTCTATTTGCCAAGGGTTGTTTATTCATTGATACCAACGTAGGCACCGGTACCTCGGGGCTCTACGTCAACGTGGGAACAGATTCTTTATGTGTTTTTAAATTAGTTTCTAACGCTTAACCAAAAAGGATTTTTATGCCTAGACGCACCCGTGATGGATACGTGTTCTATGAAGATCAACATTATTTAAGAAAAATTGGAACCCACGAATTCTTCCCTTATAGCCCAGAATTGGCTGCCAGGGAAGATATGCAACTTTACGATCCTTGGGCTCATAAAACACAAGGGTTCAAAGCGATGCCTCCTGGAGTGGGCGTAGTTGAATACCATGGTAACAAAACAAAGGAATTGACTGGATATACCAGGGAAGAAATACGAGCGGTGCTGACCAGTCTCAACCGCACTCAACGGCTCCTTTGGTGCATTGATGTTCTTTTCAGACGATCGGCTTTCAGAGATATAGAACAGTTTTTTATTATCCGGAATGATCTCATAAGAATAATGGGTCCTGGTTTTACTTTAGAAGAAGCTCATAGCGCTTTAAAGTTATACAAAACCAACCCTGACCATGTGGAAATATTGATTGCTGAAGCGGCAACCCCTGATCCTCCTACCCCGGAGGTGACAGTAACTACCGAGGTAAAAAATGACCTTGATCCAACTCTTAACTTTGGCGGCGAATAGGCTGGATGACACTAAAGAACCTTATCTGTGGAGTGATGAAGAATTAACTAGTTATGCCAACCAACGTATTAATGAGTTATGCAGCACCATACCTATTTTAGTGGATGTCAGCACTTTATCCATTACTTCCATCCCTATCGTTTCCGGCATCAAAACCTACGCCCTCAGTCCTCTTATTGTTTATATCAAAGAAGCTATTCTTGCTTTAAGCTCCCTCCCTTTAAACCGAATTACTTTATCCGAATTACGCAGCTTTCAACCCACCTGGAGAACTGTTGCTAACACCCCAGTGGTTTTCATGACTGATGTGGCGGTGGATACCATCACTCTTTACCCTACACCCATCGTTAACGATACTCTCAGCTTAGAAGTGGTTCGATACCCTTTAGCCCCTTTAGACTATACCTTGGCCGAAGTGACCACTCCTGAAATCCCCGCCCGTTTTCATGAATTATTAATTCCCGGTATGACTTCTTTGGCTTATAAAAAAGCAGATGCCGAGACAGAAAGTTTAGCCAGATCCAAAGCCGATGAGTTAGAATGGTTGACTAACATTGAAAAAATCAAGAAATTCTATCTTAACTTTAATTATTCACCGGCTTTAGCAGTGCCGAATTATGCGTTTATGTAGACTATAACAAAGCCATGCAACTTAAAACTACTCATACAGTTTCTAACTTTGGCGGGATTGATAATATCAATGATCCCATTGATTTGGTAGAAACCACTAAAGAAATGGGGACATTTTATTTTCTGTCTTCTGCTGATAATGCTGATTTGACAGATAACCGAAGCATAGAACGCAGAGATGGTTATAGAATTGGCCTTACTTTACAAAACCCTATCCATAGCCTCTGGTCCAACGAACAAGATTGTTTTTTTATATCCGGGGCTTCTCTTTATCGACTGAACGAAGATTTTTCTTACACTGTATTGCTTTCCGGTTTAAGTGGGCGTCCGATGGTTTTTACTTCGGCCTTCGGTGATGTATATTTCACTGACGGAATTATCATTGGTTATATTTCTGCTTATGCTTTAACCCCTACCGTATTATTGCCCGCAGTGGTTGAAAACTTTAAAGCAAAGATGCCAGCCGGTCATTTAATAACTTTCTATCGAACAGTTCTTTATGTCGCCGTCAACGATATGATTTTTTGTTCTGACCCTCTCAAAATACGTCAGTATGATATCCGCAAAGGAATCATCCCTCAATTGGGCCGCATAACTATGCTCCAGGCCCTGGATGACGCTTTATGGATCAGTGATGACAAAGCCATCTATTGTTTGTCCGGCAACACTATTTATGATTTTGTGAATTACAAAAAATCAGATTTTCCAGCGTTAGAAAATGGTAGCTTGGTAGTCAATGCTGAAAACACCAGCCTGCAATCATCCGGCAAGGCAATCATCATGGCCACCCGCAATGGATTTTATGCTGGGGTTAAGGATGGCAGTTTTGTGGCTTTGACTAAAAAACATTATCATATTCCAGAAACCTTTGTTCCCACGGGGATGGGATTTCAGTGGCGTGGCGATAAGCACCAATGTTTTCTTTCGGGAAAAGTTTATCCATCCACGGCAGCAGCTCATATCATGGTATCTTCCCCAGCGTTGGATACTTCTATACAAACCTATCAACCCTGGTCCCTGCCTTCGTTACAATTATCTATGACTGGGACTACCTTATAATAGGAGAATCTTATGGCTTTGAAACTTTCTACAAAAATGCGCAATGATTTGATGTCCGGTAAGGAAATGCGGAAATCCTTAGAGGACGCAGTGATTAAAATTTACACTGGGACTGCTCCGGCCACTGCGGATGAAGCGGTCAGCGGGACTTTATTGGTTACAATTTCTAAGTCTGCTGGGACCGTATCGGTGGCTGAAAAAAGCACCTGCATGGAATCTTTGTTGAATATCGGCACTCATGCTTCTGGTGAAACTTTTGGGGTAACCATCAATGGTGTATTATACCATTATGTCAACACCCCGGATCTTGATGCTATCCCCCTGGCAGCAGCCTATGCAGCAGTCATTGACCAGGCTCCTGATGTAGAAGCCCACGCCTGCGGAACGGTGAATATTTATATCCGCTCTAAATTCGCTGGGGTAGTTTACACCTGCGTGGTGGAAGTGGCGGTCACCGGGACTCAGACCTTAACCTTAAACGCTGTGACCAATGTCACTGCTGACACTATCCGCTTTGGTGCAGCTTCCGATGGAGTAATTTCCAAGGCCTCCGAAACCTGGTCTGGAGTAGCGGTAGCCACTGGTACGGCAGGTTATTTCAGAGTGGTTAATTCCACCGACGATGGCTTGACCGATGCGGTCAACAAAGTATTCCCTAGGCTTCAAGGCAATGTAGGTATATCCGGGTCTGAGATGACCTTGACTAATACCACCATTACTTCCGGGGCCACGCAAACTATTGATACAGCAACGATCACCATGCCCGCCAGTTAACCAAAAGCGCAGGGTAGGCTGGCGGTGCAGAGTCCCAACCGGACATAACTGCTGGCCTCCCTTGCGACAAGGCCTTGACTCTGGTTGGTTGTATGTAGCATCTAATTGTTTAATCACCAAGTATCACCAAAGGAGTTTTTATGAACCGGAATAATCCATCCGGCCTTGATACCAGTTTAAATGTATATTCCATTTGGGTTCTTCAGCTTTTGGATAAAACAGGAAATATTAAAAACCAAGTCGATATACATAATCTAGTAACCACTCAAGGTAAGAATTTTCTTTTGAATGCTATGTTTCATGGCACCACTGCTTTAAACCCTTGGTATATTGTATTATGGACTGGAGCGCATGTGCCGTTGATCACTGATACTTATGCTGTCCCTGGCTATACAGAATTAAACACTGAATACGACGAAGCGACCAGACCTATTTATGTAGAATCTGCTTCTTCGGGAGGTATTTTATCCAACGCTGCCAACCGAGCAGTATTCACCTTTGCTTCACCGGTACAAGTGACTGGGTTATCTTTGGTAGGCGGCAGCGATGTAAAAGCTGATATAGCTGAAGGAACTGGAATTTTGTTTTGTTCCGCCAGGTTAACCACAGCTTTTATCCCGGCGCATGAAGATCTAGTTAACGTTTTAGGAACTATTACGGTGGTTTAGAATGGCTAGAGACGACGGTTATACTGTCTTACTCCATCATTTTGATAATGTTTTTGTTCCTACTTCTTTCTTAGATGAAACAGGGATTACTTTTACTGCCGCTGGGGATGCTGTTCAATCTTCCACTAAGATTAAGTTTGGTTTGGGCAGCGCTTATTTCGATGGCACCGGAGATTCTATTTCTGTGGGGAGTGGGTCTTACCCTAATTTCTTTTTTGGGACTGGTGATTTTACCATTGACACTTGGGTATATTTACTTTCTCCACCTCCAGTTAATACGCATCGTACTATTGTAGCTTACTATGGGACTTCTACCAGCTATTGGCAAGTTAGTCTATATAATAACGCCGGGGTTTATGAATGGAATTTTACTGTTAATTCCAATGGAGTAAAAATTCAAGTTAGCGCCGCAGTGGATGGCACCTTGCCTGGCCGTTGGGTCCACTTAGCTTTAACTCGTGAAGGCAATGATTTTAAATTCTATCAAGACGGAGTACAAGTTGGCGCAACAGTTACTGACGCAGACACTGTTCATCAAGTCAGTGGTTATTTACGTGTTGGTTTATTATATAATGGAGCCACTGACAATTGGTTTGGTTATATTGATGAATTAAGAATATCCAGAATATGTCGTTGGTCAGGTGATTTTACTCCACCTAGCACAGCTTATGCTCCTGCCCCAGCAGACGATGCTTACACTAAATTATTATTACATTTTGAAGGGTTTGATACCGGAGATGGTTTTTTAGATCAAACTACTTTACACACTGTTATCCCTGTCAGCACTGCTCATCTTAACACTGCTCAAAAATACTTTGGATTAACTTCTGCTCATACTGCCACTAACCAAACTATTGATTGCGGTATTTCATCTGATTGGGTTATTGCTGACCAAGACTTTACCGCCGATTGTTGGGCTCGGTCGGCTACATTACCTACCAGTGGTCTTTATCAGAAAATATTTGCTCATAATTTTGCTAATGGAGCTAATTGGACTGGGCTGCAATTACGCAATGATGGAGGCACTTATTATCTAGAATATATTCATTTTGTCACCAGCGCTCTAATAACTGTTTCCGCTGAAGTCACTGTTGCCATTGACGAATGGCATCATTATGCTATTGCTAAATCAGGATATAATTTTCATCTTTTCTTTGACGGAGTTTTATTAACTACGTTAAACACAGCGCTTCCAGTATCCGGGCAAGACAGTTCAGCTCATTTATATATCAGCGGCAACACTACCAGTAGCTACAATTGGAATGGTTGGATTGATGAATTCCGTTGGTCAGTGGGTATCGCTCGCTGGACAGCGGATTTTTCTGGATCTTTACCCACAACAGCCTATCCATCCACTGTTTCATTTTCAGAATCTGTTACCATTGATGGATTGTTAGGAAATGAAAGCAATAATATAGATTCAGAAATTCCAGCTTTAGACATATCATTTGTTTTATTAGTTGATTCTGGAGCGAATGTTGATCTTCATCTTCCGCAACCTTCCTTTTTATCCACTGGCCAGGGGGAGGAAAAATTATCATTATCAGGTATTTTACCTCATATTTTTATAGCTGATTTAAAAGGCGCAGGGCATTTAGATGCAGATTTATTGTATCCAACATGTTCCTTTAATATTTTGCCGGGCAACCTTATTGATATTAATGCTTTAATCAAACAAGTTGTAACCAATATTACAGTTAGCAGTGAAATTCTTGGTTGGGTAGATACTTCTATCCCTCGTTTAGCCATTGTTCTATCCGGGTCAGGAGAAATAATTGGGAATATTGCCGGTAATTTATCTTTACCGATTGGCGATTTTAATTTATCAAGCGCTAACCCAGGTTATTTATCATTGTCTTTGCCCTCTTTATTTTTTGAAGGGGTCTTGTTGCATCAAGGAGTTTTAGTAATTAATGCTGAAATCCCAGCTTTGATTATTAACATTTTTAATGATATTGAACCCGTTATCATAAATTATAAAACTATTGTTTTAAACACTAAAAACAACGGAGTAACAGAATACCCGGAATGCGAATACCAGCAATTAATCAATTTTAAAAAACAAATCATTGCCTCTTCGGGAAACAATATTGTTGCTTTAGGAGCCTCGTTAGACAACGGATATTTGATCCCCATGGAATTTTCTACCGGAACATTGGATTTTAATGAATCGACTATATTGTTTCCTAAAGATATTTGGGTTACACTGCACAGCGGCAAGAAAATTCAATTAATCATTCGAGCTGATGAAGGACCGGATGGCACAGAGTATACTTATATCTCAGAAAATTTTATTCCCGAATTACGCAAAACAAGAATAAAAATTGGCCGAGGTTTCAGAAACAGTTACTACAATTTAATCATACAAAATATTGATGGAGATTTTTTAGATATTGAAAAGATAGAAGTTTATTCAGAAACTGTTGCCAGGAGACATGCGTAATGGGTAACAGAGACGAAATGGGGCGTAAACCCTGTGCTAACGCTGGGGAAACCCGAGACGCTTTTGGGCGATGTACAGAGAATAGGGAACCCCGGCCTGTTGAACCCACTAAATCTGAAAGGAGGCCAGGGACTACTGATATTTTACCTATTCCTCGCACAGTTAAAACAGACCATTGGACAGAGAAATATCGTCATGACGCTATCCGTATGGCTGAAGCGGCTGCCTTAAACCGTGAATTTGGCAATGCTCCCACTGCCTATAGATCACAAAGCCGTGGGGATAGTTTTATGTTTTCTTCTGACCAATTGGGCGTTGAATACGTTAGCATAGAAAGTTTCCCTGATGTTAATTATCAAGGCCCCCTAAACCAAGCAGGAATTTCATCACCGCCGCCGCCACCGCCTTACGTAAACCCTTGTGTCGCTTATGAAGCTAAATACCCTAGTCCAACCATGTCAGCCACTCATACGACATTACTTATTGGATCATGTGTTATAGTCACTGT